AGTTTCTCATCGATCCCGCAGGCGAGGCTACAAACCTATTTTATGGTCAAGCCGTTATCATAGGGGCAGATGGGTTCATTGCGTTGGCTACAGGTACAGGTGCAGACCTAACCTCCAACAGCATCTCAGGCACTTCAGGCGTTGGCGCGGTAGGCGTTTTCGTTGGTTGTGAATATGTAAACTCTTCAGGTCAACGTGTTCAGGCACAGTATTATCCATCTGGAACAAACAGTGGTAGTACTGCTATTAAGGCATATGTGATTGATGATCCGAATGTATTGTTTCAAGCGCAGCTTGACGGTGCAGGCGCTCAAACAATCATAGGCACAAACACATTCTTTGCAGCAGCGCAGAGCACCTCAACTGGTTCTACAGTTACAGGTAACTCTACGTCAGCATTGGATGCGACTGTGCAAACAGCAGCGGCAGCATTTCGAATCGTTGCTCACGTGTCAGATCCAAGTGATGCTTTTCCAGATGTTCTTGTTAAGTTCAATCCTGGCGCTCACCAAATGACAAATAATGTTGGCTTATAAGGAGGTTAGACGATGGCTATATCACGCGCACAGCTCCTTAAAGAGCTACTACCAGGTCTTAACGCTCTGTTCGGTCTAGAGTACGAAAAGTACGAAGGCGAGCATGCAGAGATCTATGAAACAGAAAACTCAGATCGTAGTTTTGAAGAAGAAGTGAAGTTGTCAGGATTTGGCGCAGCTCCAGTGAAAGCTGAAGGTGCATCAATATCTTACGACAATGCACAAGAATCATTCACAGCTCGTTACAACCACGAAACGGTTGCAATGGGATTTTCTATTACTGAAGAAGCAATGGAAGATAACCTGTATGATTCACTATCTGCTCGTTATACTAAAGCTCTTGCTAGAGCTATGGCATATACAAAGCAGGTTAAGGCGGCATCTTTGCTTAATACAGGCTTCGACACATTTAAGTCAGGTGACGGATCGTTCTTGTTTGCAACTGACCACCCAACTGTTGAGGGCGTCACAAATGCAAACGAACCTGCGGTTGCGGCTGATTTGAACGAAACATCTTTAGAGCAAGCAGTTATCGATATTGCTGCGTTCACTGACGAGCGTGGCCTATTGATTGCAGCACGTCCTCGTAAGTTGATCGTTCCGCCTTCATTGATGTTTGTTGCGACTCGTTTGTTGCAAACAGATCTTCGTGTCGGAACAGCCGATAATGATATCAACGCACTAAACACTAATGGCTCCATACCAGAAGGTTACCGCGTAAATCATTATCTAACTGATACTGATGCGTTCTTCCTAACTACAGATGTTCCAAACGGGATGAAGCACTTTGTGCGTACTGCTATGGAGACATCTATGGATGGAGACTTCGATACAGGTAATGTTCGCTACAAAGCTAGAGAACGTTACTCTTTCGGTGTATCAGATCCATTAGGAATGTACGGATCTCCAGGTGCATAAGTTCAATTGAACTTTTAGAGGGGGCGGGTTTACTCGCCCCTTTCTTTTTTTTTAAAGTATGTTATTCTGCATTTGGGGTAACACAAGCCTTGCAGACAGGATTCAGCCCCACCTGACGTTGCACAGACTGCTAGGCTAAACCTTGTGCAAGGGGTATTAATATGGCTTCAACTACATTTTCAGGCCCAGTGACATCTACTGCGGGTTTTATCAGCGGTTCAGATTCTCTGGTTTCTATTACAGCAAATACAACAATTACGGCTGCTGCACACGCAGGTCGAACAATGAATCTTAATATAGCATCTGGTGCTACTATAACTCTACCTGCTGCTTCAGGTACAGGAAACACATACTGTTTCTTTGTTCAGACAACTGTAACTTCTAACAGCTATAAGATCCAAGTTGCTAACGCTAATGACACAATGTCTGGCGTTGCAGTGGTTGCAAACGATGGTGGTGCTACAGCATCTATCTTTGAAACAGCAGCAGACAGCGACACGATTACTTTAGATGGCACTACAACAGGTGGTATTCTTGGTGGTCACATAGAAATTCAAGATGTTGCATCAAACAAATTTCGTGTTCTTATAAATCAAGCAGCAACAGGATCAGAAGCTACTCCGTTTAGCGCAGCCGTTTCATAGGTGAATCATGGGTAAATTAACTGCGATGAAACCCCCTAAAAGGGTTCGTGCAAGGAACGAAGACGGGACATTGAAAGGTGATGACCCGTCAACTCCTAACGTAAACGAAGCATGGGAGGGTGGTAAAGCACCTATAAAACGCAAAACTCCCAAAAAGAAAAAGGAGTAAAGTATGCGTTCTGATGTACAAACGAAACGTGTTACTGGCACAGGATCTCTTGCTGTAGGCCCTGCAAGAATAAGACAGATTCAAGTTCTTTCAACATCTGGATCTCCACGCTTAACTATTACAGATGGCAATGGTGGTGCTACAGTTCTTGATTTAGATTTCAAAGCATCTGATTCTCATTCAGTAAACATTCCATCTGATGGTATTCGTGTTAGTGACATACATGTTTCAGCGTTTACAAACATTACTGCAATGACAGTCTTTTATAACTGATAAGGTCATGGCTGATAGAAAAAAGGCTGAGATGCCTAAGCGCAACAAAAAGAATTTCCGTCCCACTAAGTCTGGGGCGGGAATGACTAAGGCAGGTGTTGCAGCCTATCGCAGAAAGAATCCAGGGTCTAAGTTAAAAACTGCTGTTACTGGTAAAGTTAAGCCAGGAAGCAAAGCTGCTAAGAGGCGTAAGTCTTTCTGTGCAAGATCAGCAGGACAGATGAAGAAGTTTCCTAAAGCAGCAAAGAATCCTAACAGTAGATTAAGACAAGCTAGAAAAAGGTGGAAATGTTAAATGGCAAAACGTCCTAAACCAAAGAAAAATATAGACATAACTGCGGGAGGATACTCTCCTCTTCGATTGCTTATGGGTGCTGCATTAAAAAGAGGTGAAAGAAAAAGATTTGAAAAAGAAGATAAGGCATATCGAAAAGCGTTAAAAGAAATGGGTATGTTTGAAGAAGGGGGCGGAAGAGCTAATGTGCCACGAAAGTTTAGGGGCATGATGAAATCTGAGGGTGGTAAGATAAAAAAATCTGTGGATGGTATTGCATCTAGCGGATTAACCCGCGCTGCAACAAAAGCTTTTGGTAAAACAGAATGACGATCTCTCGCGCTCAAATGAAGAGTCAATTGAAAGGTAATAGAGTGAAGTTAGATAAAGCAGGATTTGATCCAACTGGTGATGACGCTAAAGACCTTAACATAATTCGTATGGGCAAAGGCGGCAAAACCAAGAGTCGTGTAAATGAAGCAGGTAACTATACCAAGCCAGGGATGCGTAAAAGATTATTTAATAGAATAAAGGCAGGGGGTAAGGGCGGTGCACCTGGGCAATGGTCTGCTAGAAAAGCTCAGATGCTCGCCCAAGCCTATAAGAAAGCAGGGGGTGGTTATAAAAATTGATGAAAGCATCTAGTAAAAGAAAGCTAAACAAAGTTGTTAAGGGTTTAAGCAAGGCTTCAAAGACACATGCAAAACAAGCTAAAACCTTGAAAGGCATAATAGGGAATGGCAAAGCGAAAAGACCCAAGAGTAGGAACAGGTAAAAAGCCAAAAGGTTCTGGACGCAGGTTGTATACTGACGAGAACCCGAAGGATACAGTGAGAATAAAATATGCTACACCCGCAGATGCAAGGGCAACAGCAGCAAAGGTAAAAAGGATAAATAAACCTTATGCTCGTAAGATACAGATACTGACTGTGATGGAGCAGAGAAGTAAGGTGTCTGGAAAAACGGAGCAAGCAAGGATAGCAAAGAAAGCTAAGGAGAGCTTGAGGAAACAACATGGCGCTAAAAAAGTCGCAAAAAAGTCTTAAAGCATGGACTAAGCAAAAGTGGAGAACCAAAAGTGGCAAACCGTCTACGCAAGGGCCTAATGCTACTGGTGAACGGTATCTACCTTCTTCGGCTATTAAGTCTCTTAGCAGCAGTGAGTATGCAGCTACCTCAAGAGCAAAGAGAAGAGGCAAGGCTTCAGGCAAGCAGTATGTGGCTCAACCTAAGAAAATTGCAAAAAAAACCAAGCGACATAGAAGTGTAGTTACATAGGAAATCATCATGGCAGTAGTAACACCAGATCTACCAGAATTGTTTGAAGAAGCTTATGAACGGGCAGGTCTTGAAATGCGTTCAGGCTATGATCTTAAAACGGCTCGAAGGAGCCTTAACATTTTAACATTGGAGTGGCAAAACCGTGGGCTTAATCTCTTCACTATTGAATCTAATACTCTATCCATTTCGGCAGGTACTTCGACTTATACGCTACCCGCTGACACGATTGACATCATCGAACACCAAATCCGCACAGGCACAGGTACAAATCAAACCGACACCGCCCTCCAAAGGGTCAGTGTCGCAACCTACGCCCAACAAACCAACAAAGAAACGGAAGGTAGGCCGACCCAAATCTTCGTCCAAAGGCTCCCAACAGAAACGAAAGTAACTCTTTGGCCTGTGCCAGATAGCACAACAACCTATACGCTTTTTTATTATAGGCTAAAGGGTATAGATGGTCTCTCCTCTGGCATAGGATCTACGGTTACATCTGTGCCTCCACGCTTTGTCCCTGCATTAGTCTCTGGATTAGCTTACTATATAGCTATGAAGAGGCCAGAAGTTGCTGCAAGGGTAGCTCCGTTAAAACAAGAATACGAGTTTCAGTTTCAGCTTGCGGCAGGGGAAGATGAAGAAACAGCGTCAATCAAGTTTGTTCCCTTTGATACCTTTATGGCAGGTGGCTAATGAGTTACGCAAAAGCTAAATATGCGTTTGGTTTCTGCGACAAGACAGGGTTTAAGTACCCATTAAAAGATCTTGTTCCTGAATATAACAATGGAGTTAAAACAGGATTTCTTGTTGGAAGAGATGTTGTTGACCCCGATCAACCACAAAACTTTCTTGGCAGATTAAAGATTAACGATCCTCAGTCTTTGCGTAATCCAAGACCTGACACATCTCTTATAGAGAGCAGAGCTTTATATGGCTTTAATCCTGTAGGTAATGCTGCGGTATTTATGACTGCATCAGTCGGTAGGGTGTCTGTAACGACAACAGAGGTAGAAGCAGTTACTGGCGTATCAGCTACGGGTGCTGTTGGTTCAGCAACGGTATCAGTTGCGGATACATTTGACAGTACATCAATTACGTTAGACTCAACATCAAAGACATTTGACGAGGGATAAAAGATGGCAAAACAAACAGTAGGTATTGGCTCATCTGCAAATGACGGATCAGGAGATACTCTTCGTGCAGGTGCGGATAAAATTAATGACAACTTTAATGAGATTTATGCTGCATTAGGTAACAGTTCTAATGTTCTTACTGATATAATTGATTCAAATGGTTTATTTGACGTTAGCTCTGGTGCGAACAAAATTGTTTTTTATTACGCAGCTTTAAGTGATTTACCAAGTGCCTCCACATACCATGGCGCTGTGGCGCATGTGCACGCGACTGGGGGGCTGTATTTCGCGCACGGTGGAAATTGGATCAGACTAAACGATGAAGTATCTGGCCCTGTAACGACATATGTAGCAGGGACAAGCGGTTCCTCTGCGTATACTTTTACTGGCCCTGGGGCCACTGCGGGTAATAATCCAAACTTTACTTTCTACAAAGGTCATACTTATCTTATAGACAATACAGCAAATGTAAGCAGTCACCCTTTGCAAATTAGAACATCTAATGGTGGATCTGCTTTTACAACAGGTGTCACAGAAAACTATAACTCAACAACAGGACTGACACAATTTATTGTGCCTCATGAACCCTCCGATACATCTCTAGTGTATCAATGTACCAATCATAGTGCTATGGTGGGGAATATAACTATTGTTTAACGCCACAACTATAAGGAGACTAAAATGGCTATGAAGAAAAAAGGTTACGCCAAAGGTGGCGCAATGAAAAAGAAAGGCTACGCTAAAGGCGGAGCTATGAAGAAGAAACCAATTGCTATGAAGAAAGGTAGCAAGCTTAGAATGGTAGAGAAAGATGGAAAGAAAGTTCCATTCTTTGCTGCTGATGGCGTGGGTAAAATGAAAAAAGGCGGTGCTACAAAACCTAAGAAAAGACCTGCATCTATGGTAAAGCCTAAGCCAAGACCAAGTTCTAAAAATGGAATTACCAAGGAAACTTTAGTGGGAAGCATGACTAAAGCTGACGTTAAAAAAGCAATTGATAGAGGTAAAAATCCTACTAAAAAATCTCCTGTCAGAAAAAAGGGTGATAGAGCAGGGGTTACCGCTAAAAAAATGGGTGGCGGCATGATGAAGAAAAAAGGTATGGCTAAAGGAGGAGCCATGAAGAAGAAGGGTTACGCCAAGGGTGGAGCCGTCAAGAAGATGCGCGGGGGCATGATGAAGAAGAAGGGCATGGCTAAGGGTGGAGCCATGAAGAAACAAATTGGTGGTAGAATGAAATCAAAAGGAAGAGCAAGAGGGGGAGTAGCTCGTGGTAGTGGTGCAGCAAGGCCGCAGAAGTTTACTCGCAATGGGTAAGAATGGCATATTTGCAAAGCAACATACCGCATTTCAAATGTTGGGTTCGCCGTGAATATACTTGTAATCACGAGCGTTATCATGGCGAGTTCCTTCATGCGATGGCTATTGCGGTCACAACGATGCCTAATAGGTGTCTAAGCTTTCAGGTTATATTTACAGGATCTGAGGCTGATGAAGAAGGTGAAGAAAATGTACACGGTGGTGCAATGTGGGCTAGAATGCCGATAACTGCTTTAGTAGCTGATGAGCCACTAGAGGATTGGCCTGAACCTATGGCGGTGCATGACGCGCAGCCTTGGGACTGTTCAGCTTACAATCATGCCGTGTATGTTTTAGATAGAGCGACTCCATGTCCTTGGATAGCTAAAATAGATGGTAGTATGTATGCAGCAAAGTACTTGTTTACCGTTGATTATGCAGAGAGCGAGATAGCAGATGATCCCGCACAGCATAAGCAGAGCCATGTAATGCAGCTTCTTGATGCAGGTGAATGGACAGGCAACGTGGTAGCACTTCCAAATAATCGTGTAAGAGTAACGCATCCTGCATGGTTTGAAACAGGCAAAGGTGCTCCTGACTTCATGCCATCTCAGCATATACACTATTCTAAATCTGATTTAGACTATACACTGGATGTAAATAGAGTGTTCGATAATCTTTATAATGAGGCTGAAGAATGAATTACGCTGAGTTACTACAGTCTATACAGGACTTTACAGAGAATAATGAAACAACTTTTGTTGCAGAAATACCTACGTTTGTGAGGCAGGCAGAAGAGTTGATCTATAGAACCGTAATGATTCCAGAGCTTAGAAAGAACGTGACTGCCAACATGACTGCTAGTAATCCATATGTTGCCAGACCCGCAGATTTTCTAGCTCCGTTTTCTTTTGCTGTAATTGACGGAAGTAGTAACTATAACTTTCTCATTGAGAAAGATGTAAACTTTATGCGTGAAGCATATCCTAATCAATCAACGACTGGGCTTCCAAAATATTATTCAGAGTTTGATGGTGATGTTACATCACCTAGTTCTTCTGGTAACTTTATAGTGGCCCCTACACCCGACACTACTTATTCAGTTCAATTGCACTATTATTTCGATCCACCATCAATTGTTACTTCTAGCACGTCATGGTTAGGAGACAATGCAGAACAGGCATTGCTATATGGAAGCTTGGTAAATGCTTATATCTTTATGAAGGGCGAGCAAGATGTGCTTGCAATGTATAAAGAAAAGTTTGATGAAGCGATGGGCAGACTAATTGTTTTAGGAGAGGGCAGGCTAAAGCGAGATAATTATCGTGGTGGTCAGCCTAGGATGGATATGTAATGTTTAAAATAGATGTAAGTGTTCCACAACACGAACAGATTGTAGGTGTCAGAACAACAGAAAACAGAGGGTTTACTCCTGAAGAGTTGGCTGAACAATGTGTAGAAAAAATAGTTTCGGTTTCTGATAATGCTCATCCAGGCATCAGAGATCAAGCTCATGCTTTTTCAAAGCATGTAGAAAAGCTTGTTGCATACTATATGAGACAGGCTATTCGCAGTGACCGCACGACTGTGTATAACGCAATCAAGGATGCGGGTCATCCCCAACTGGCTGAACTTATAAGGAGACTTTGACATGGCCTTTAGTGGAAACTTTATGTGTACTTCTTTTAAGCAAGAATTGCTTACGGGGAGTCACAACTTTACAAACGGAAGTGGTGATACATTTAAATTAGCTTTGTATGACAACAATGCTTCTTTCAATGCTTCTACCACAGACTATACTTCATCCAACGAAGTGGGTAACTCTGGCTCATACACAGCGGGTGGAGGAGCGTTAACAAACGTAACGCCCACAACTTCTGGAACGACTGCTTTGACAGATTTTGCAGACAAGACGTATACCTCTGCAACAATCACTGCTCGTGGTGCATTGATTTACAACACTACAACAGGTGCAGGATCAGGAACAACGGATACAGTTGTGGTATTAGACTTCGGATCAAATAAGTCTTCTACTTCTGGCGACTTTCAGATTGTGTTTCCAACGGCTGACGCATCTAACGCGATTATTCGTATAGCATAGGGCAGTCTTCCCGTGACAAACATCACAGGTTGGGGCCGTGGATCATGGGGAGAGGGGGCTTGGAATGAGGCCACTCCTGTCCGTGTAGGGCATACTCTCAATGGTTGGGGAGAACTAACTTGGGGTGAAACCTCTTGGGGCGGTGAGAAATCTACTCTTGCCGCAATGCAAGGGCAGGTTGGCACTGCTGTTGTTCGAGAGGATATATCTGTATCTGTTACGGGACTAGGTGCTACCGCAAGTGTTGGTAGCGTAACTGTACAAGGGAATAATAGTGTAATTCCAGATGGCCTTGCCGCTACAGGTGGTGTTGGGCAAGTCACTCTTGTTACGGAACAAAATGTTCCGCTGACAGGATTGCAAGGTCAAACTTTTGTAGGGAATGTCGTAGTTGTTCAGGGTGGTGGTGTTAATGTTTCTGTCACAGGACTATCATCTACAGCATCAGTAGGATCTGGAACAAGCATTGTAATTGGTGTTAACGTTCCACCGACAGGTATTGCAGCCACAGGTGGTGTAGGCTCTGTTACAGTTAGTGAAGGTGTTGGTGTTGATGTTACGCCAACTGGTGTTGCAGCCACTGGCGGCGTTACTGAACCGACTATAATTGGTACAGCACCAAATGTTGCAGCAACAGGAATAGCAGGAACAGGTACAGTTGGGCCTGTTACAGTATTAACATCACAAGTTGTGCCAGTTTCATCAGATAACTTGTCTGGGACAGGAGTTGTTGGTACAGTATCCGTAACGACTATCAGTAAAGCAGAGGTTACTGGTGTTAGCACTAGCGCATTAGTAGGTTCTGTGATAGTTTATGAAAATATAGTTCCCGCTCCAGGAACTTCTTGGTCTAATATTACGCCTAACCCCAACAGTACATGGGCGGAAATAGATCCTACACCAGGAACAACTTGGACAGAGATAGCAGCGTAGAGGTAGGAGAACATGGCAACCTATACAACAAACAGCGGTATAAAAAAGATCGCTACAGGTGACGAATCTGGAACATGGGGTACGTCAACCAATACAAACTTCGACATTATTGATCGTGTTGCAGCGGGTGTCGGAGACATTACACTCTCAGGAACAACGCATACTCTGACTACCTCAGATGGCTCTGCATCAGATGGACAGTATCATGTGTTGGTTCTAGGCGGCTCACCTTCTGGGACAAATACCATAACAGTTTCGCCTAATGATGCAAAACGTATGTACTTTGTAAAGAATAACTCAGGTCAATCTGCTATATTCTCACAAGGGTCTGGTGCAAATGTTACGGTAGCAAACGGTGCATCAGCTATAATTTACTGTGATGGCGCAGGATCTGGGGCAGCGGTTGTTGACATAGGGGCTGCGTTGCCTTTGTCAGGAGCGTTGCTTGCAGCGAATAACTTATCAGATGTAGCAAATGCATCAACAGCAAGAACAAATTTAGGAGTTGCGATTGGGTCAAATGTATTGGCTTATGACGCAAATCTACAAAGTTTTGTAACGGCTCTTACCCTCCCCACATCAGATGGGACAAACGGGCAAGCGTTGGTTACAAATGGCAGCGGCACTATTAGTTTTGGTAGTGCAGGAATTGGAACAGGTAAGGCCATAGCTATGGCTATTGTTTTTGGGTAAAGGAGGCTAAGATATGGCTGCACCAAATATTGTAAATGTAAGCTCAATACTGGGTAAGACAGACCAGTTTGCGCTTTCAACAACTTCACAGACTACAATTTTAAACAACGCAGCATCGAGCGATAATGTTCTGAAAGTGAACATGATCCAAGTTGCAAACGTAGATGGCACGAATGCTTGTGACATTACGGTAGATGTACATAGCGCAGCATCAGGTGGCGGCACTGCATTCTCATTAATTTCAACTGCATCTGTAGCGGCTGACTCTTCACTGGTAGTGTTGGATAAGAACACAGCGATATACCTAGAAGAGAACATGTCTATTACTGCAACAGCAGGAACTGCTAACGATCTGGAAGTGATAATCAGTTACGAAGAAATAACTGATTAAGGAGAGTTGTTGTGAAGGTAATTGGCAACTTAACCAAAGACGCCATCATCAGGGCTGCGGTCAGTGAGGGTCTGACTTTTACTCAAGCTGTTGGCACACCTGTAGATGTTGACACCGTAGCGACTACTTCTGCAAAAATTACTTTTGATAGCAGTAATAATAAAGTAGTTGTTGTTTATACGGATCAAGGAAATACTTATCGAGGGAAGGCAGTAGTTGGAACTGTAGATCCTTCTAATAACTCAATTAGCTTTGGAACACCCGTTACTTTTTACTCTGGGGAAGTTGGAAACGATTTCTTTGATGTTACTTTTGACAGTAATAGCAACAAAGTTGTAATTGTTTATCAAAATGTTGATGAAAGCAATGACGGTTATGCTGTTGTCGGCACAGTAAGTGGCACTTCTATTTCTTTTGGCACTCCTGTAGAATTTTCAAGTGATGCTATTAATATGGTAAAATGCACTTTTGATAGCAGCAATAACAAAGTAGTTATTGTATATAAAAATAATGACAATAGTAACTACGGTACAGCGATAGTAGGAACGGTAAGTGGTACAAGCATAAGCTATGGATCAGCGGTGGTTTTTAATAGTAACAACACTAGTTATCCAAGCCCAACATTTGATACCTCAAATAATAAAGTTGTAATTACTTATAGAAATCAATCCACTACTCATGCTACGGCGATAGTAGGTACGGTAAGTGGTACATCTATTTCTTTTGGATCAGCGACTGCATGGCACACTTCATCCTCTACTTATCAATCTATTACATTCGACAGCACTAATAATAAAGTTATTGTTGTTGCAAACCAATCAGGCGGATATGCGGCTGTGGGTACGGTAAGTGGTACATCTATTTCTTTTGGATCAGTGGTAAATTTTGCGTCTGGATCTGCTGAGTACAACGCTGCTGCCTTTGACAGCAACACAGGTAAAGTTGTTATTGTTTATAAGCAAAGCTCAACTGATGATCCTGCTCTTATAGTTGGAGAAGTAAGCGGAACAAGTATTTCATTTGGTACGGCTATAACTCTTCAAGGAACTGATAATACTAACGGCAATAGAGGTATTACGTTTGACAGCAACGCTAAAAAAATTGTGACTGTTTATATGGATTCCAGTGACAATAGAAATGAAGCTGTAGTATTTCAAACCGCAGGCTCAATTGCCACAGGCGGCACGATAGCCGATGGTAAAGCTGTCATTGTAAATGCAAATGGTACTGTGAGTACAATTAGTTCGTCAAGTGCCTCTTTAGGCTCAGAGGCTGTTTTTGAAAGTGCATCAGTAACTTATACAAATGCTACTTTTGATAGTAATTCAAATAAAGTAGTTGTTGCTTATAACGATGTAGATAATTCTTATTCTGGCACAGCGGTTGTCGGTACAGTAAGTGGTTCATCAATTACTTTTGGAACTCCTGTTGTATTTAATTCTGGCGAGTCCAATTGGACTTCTATCGCTTTTGACAGCAACTCAAATAAAGTTGTTATTGCTTATCGTGACAATGGAAATAGCGGTTATGGTACTGCAATAGTTGGAACAGTAAGCGGCACAAGTATTAGTTTTGGGACTGAGGCTGTTTTTAATAGTGGCAATACAACCCGCATGGATATGGTTTTTGACAGTAATTCCAACAAAATTGTAATAGCGTTTGCTGACGTGCCTAACGGTGAAGATGGAACTGCAATTGTAGGAACAGTATCGGGAACCTCTATATCTTTTGGCAGTAAACAAGTTTTTCATAGCTATCAAATTGAATATCCTGCGGTTGCTTTTGACAGTAATTCTAACAAAGTAGTCATAGCTTATTCTGCTTATGATGGTGGCGACAAGATGAGCGCAGTTGTAGGCACCGTATCTGGCACAAGCATTTCATTTGGAAGCACTGCTTCCATCCTATCAGGCACTTATGGCATACATAATGGTGCTACTTTTGATAGTAACAGCAACAAAGTGGTAATTACTTTTAGGCATCAAGGCAGTTCTAGTCATGGTACGGCTATAGTTGGTACGGTCAGTGGAACGTCTATATCTTTTGGAAGTGCCGTTGTTTTCAACGCTGCTACTACAAATTATCCTGCACCGCAATTTGATAGCAACACTAATAAAGTTGTTGTTTCCTATTTAAACTCCGACACAAACGTAGCGAGTATAGTTGTAGGAACAGTAAGCGGAACGTCTATAAGTTTTGGTAGTGCAACTGCTTTTAACACTGGAACAACTAATTACATTAAAAACACTTTTGATAGTAATAGTAATAAAGTAGTCACGGTTTACAGAGATAACGGCAATTCAAATTACGGCACTGCAATCGCTTTTTCTCCAGACTCTACAACCCTCACCACAGAAAACTTCGTAGGATTTATGAAAGGTGCGGCGTTAGATGGCACGAATGGTGAGATACTTTCTTCTTGCTCAATTGCAAGAAATCAAACAAGCTTAACTCCTGGGCAGACATACTTTGTGTCACCCACCGATGGGGCGTTAAGTTTGACAGCAGGAAGTCCTTCCGTTACGGCAGGAACTGCTATATCAAATACAGAGCTAATAGTGAAAGGTTAGACAATGAAAACTATCGTGGAAACTTCAACTAAGTTAAGCAAGTATCTACTCGCAGATGACGTAGTAATCACAGCGACAGCGAATGATATTACAGTAGGTGATCCTGCTCAGTTTATTATCGCTGATCTAAATAGTGGCAATGCGACTATTACAGAGAACGTGACCAACGCACCAGAAGATTGGGTGGGCAACAAGTATAAGTTAGATGGCACAACGTGGTCAGCTAACCCTGATTATGTAGAGCCTGAAGAAGAGTAGGACTCAACATGCGTATCATTGGTAACGATCCAAGCGTACCAAGACAGACACAAGAAGTCGCCAGTGGTACGTTGCCAAACGGCAAGCCTATTGTTGTGAATGCAGATGGGACTGTTAGTAGTGTTGCTGAAACAACCGATGCAGGAGGAACCCCTGTAGCGTTCGATTCTGGAACAATTCGTTTTACTTCGGTTGCTTATGATACCACAAATCAAAAAATTGTGATAGCTTATGAAGATTCTAGTAATAATGGATACGGCACGGCAATTGTAGGAACTGTAAACTCTTCAGACAATTCTATTTCTTTTGGAACTGCTGTAGTTTTTGAAAGTGCAGAGGTAGATCAGACAAGAATAGCTTATGATGCTAATGCAGGTAAGTTTGTCATAGCTTATTCTGACCAAGGAAATTCTCATTACGGAACGGCTATTGTTGGCACTGTATCTGGTACAAGTATTTCTTTCGGGACTGCAACCGTTTTTGAAAGCGCAAACACAGATTACATTAGCGTAGTCTATGATAGCAACGCACAAAAAGTAGTTGTGTCGTATACAGACGGAGGCGACTCAAGTAACGGTAAATCTATTGTTGGAACAGTTAGCGGAACCTCTATAAGTTTCGGGTCTGCACAACAATTTGGAAACGCAAATTCTTATGATTGTACAAGTGTATTTGACAGTACAAATAATAAAGTTGTTGCTTTATGGCGTGACATAAATGACTCAAATAAAGGTAAGGCAAAGGTTGGAACAGTTAGCGGAACTTCAATATCTTTTGCAGGATCAGAAGTTACTTTCGAAGCAGGTGCGGCAGAACAAATATCAGCAGATTTTGACACAAGTTCTGGCAAAGTTATTATAGCGTTTAGTGATAGTGACAATTCAAATAAGGGAACTGCTATAGTTGGAACGGTAAGCGGAAATGATATAAGTTTTGGCACAGCTGTTATTTTCAATGACGCTAGTACTACGTTTACCACGACAACTTATAACCCTGTTGCAAACAAAACTTTTATAGCTTTTAAGGATGCAGGAAATTCAAACTATTTAACAGCAATAGTAGGTACGGTAAGTGGTACATCTATAAGCTTTGGATCAGAAACTGTTTTAGATCAAGTCAATGGACTAGAACTTGGGTCTGCTTATGATTCTAGTCAAGATAGAATTGTTGTATCCTATAGAAATTCAACAGACAGTGAAGGTAGCTCTGTTGTATTTAGAGTAGGCTCCGCTAACCTCACCTCAGAAAACTATATCGGAATGTCGAGTGGGCCTGTCTCCCCATCAGTCCTTGGGACTGAACTTACATATGTAAGTGAAAATGCTTCTGAAAATATTCTAGCTTTTGACAGCAGTAATAACAAAGTTGTGTTTGCATACACTGATGGATCTAATAGTCCTCAAAAAGGTGTGGCAGTGGTTGCTAATGTATCAGGGACTACTATGACCGCAGGATCAGCAGTAACTTTCGCAAACGTAGATACAAGTATGGGAGGAATGGCTTTTGACAGTTCTAATAATAAAATAGTCATAGCCTATAGGGATGGAAGCGACACTTACGGAAAAGCGGTAGTAGGCACTGTTTCTGGTACGTCAATATCTTTCGGATCGCCTGTAACTTTTAAATCTGGAAATACCAATAATATAGACTGTTGTTTTGATTCCAACGCTAATAAAATTTATATTTCTTTTGGTTATAATAACACAGGAATTGGTATTGTTGGAACCGTAAGTGGGACATCAATATCATTTGGCTCAGAGCAAGTTTGGATAGGAAGTGAAGCTACTTATATAAAAAATACTTTTGATAGCTCTAACAATAAAGTTGTCACTGTTTACAGAGACGCAGGGGGCGCAGGTTATGGAAAGGCTATTGTTGGAACTATAAGCGGTACTTCAGTTTCATACGGTTCTCCCACTGCATTTAACTCTGGAAATACAAGTTATACAAATGCTGAGTTTGATAGTGTTAATAATAAAGTTGTAATTTTCTTTCAACAAAGCACTTATAAGGCAATTGTTGCCACAGTATCAGGAACATCAATATCTTTTGGGTCAGAAGTAGAATGGTCAAGTGTTGAAAACTTTGGTAATTTTGGCGCTTCTTTTGATCCAACTTTAGGTAAAATGATTGTTATATATAAAACAACGGGTAACATAACAGCGTCAAAACAAGGAACTGTTTCAGGAACTTCAATATCTTTTAGCGATCAACAAGACAATATAACTTCAGGGCAGGTTTATACTCCTAGAATAACCTACGATACCAATTCAAAAGTAAGTGTGCTTGTCTACAGATTGACTACAAACAGTAACTATGGAACGACAAGAGTTTACAATCCAGAGATTAGAGGTCAAGTAGCAGATGGCGGTCACGCTTTGATAGACACGCAAGGTGCGATATCCGATAATCAATCAGGGCTGACAGCAGGGCAAAGCTACTTTGTTCAGACAGATGGCACAATTGGCACAACGGCTGATGATCCTAGCGTTTTTGCAGGGACGGCTGTATCGGCAACTAAACTTATCGTGAAAGGGTAACTATGTTAAGACGTATAGGGGCTGAAGAAGGTGGTGAGTTTAAAGCAGTAGCCAGTGGCACATTGTCAAGTGGTAAGCCCGTGGTAGTCAATGCTGATGGGACTGTTAGTGTTGTAAGCAGTTCAACCGCCTCTGTAGGATCAGCAACAGTTTTTGAAAGCGCAAGCACAGGTGTAACTGCTTCCACATTTGACTCAAGTAATAATAGAATAGTCATAAGTTATAGAGATAGTGGTAACTCTAACTATGCTACAGTTGTTGTTGGTACAGTAAGTGGTAGTTCTATTTCTTTCGGAACACCTACTGTGATTAGAAGCGCAGCGGTTAACAATGAAGCCCTAATAACATTTGACAGCAATTCTAATAAAGTTATAGCGGGTTATTCCCACAACGCTAACGGCAAATGTAAAGTTTTAACGGTTGATCCTTCAGACAATTCTATAAGTGCTGGAAGTGAAACTATTTTTGATACCGAGCAAGGCACTTATTTAGATATGACTTTTGACAGCACAAACAATAAAGTTGTGGTGGTCTACACAGGTCAAAATAATTATGT